AGTCTATGCACCCTGAATAAACCCGCGAAGTAAAAAAGGCAATCGCGCAGAGCGCATTTCTGGTTGAGATGACAGCAAAAAAGGCAATCGCGCACGGGAAGAAAAGCGGGAAAGTGTACAAGCGGCGCGGTATTTTTCATCGAGCATCTGCAGCAGGTGAGGCGCCAGCCACAGATACGGGCCGTTTGATTTCGACGATCACCCACCAGGCACTGCTTGACGGCTTGGAGATGATTGTTGGCACAGCCCTGAAATACGGAGCGGGTTGATTCAGGGGGCATAGACTGAAGCTTCCTTGTGAGCCTGTCCATGCCTGTGATTTCTGCGCTAATCATGTCGCCGCCGCTTCTGCTGTCTCAAGCGCATCGATCTGCAAGAAACGCCTTCCCTCCTCGATATCGATTATGCTTTGGATGTTAAAATATCTTGATCCGAACTGAATCCGCATGTTCGTCGTTATCCCGGCGCGATAACGGATAATGATCCGGTGCGTTGTTTGCGCCTCAAATTGCATTGCCCTCAGATATTCCGATTGATTACGTGGCGTGATGCGCGCAAGAACCGTTGCGACGGTTGACCACGTAACGGTTTGCCCACCACCAGATTTGCGGGAGACACTTTTTTGCTGAATTACGACCGAGTGCTTGAGCGCTCCTGCGGTGATTTCGCAACATTTCATTGCCATCTAGACCTCGATTAGGCGGAATTGATTAAGCAACGAGCGGGCTAGATCCGAGGAAACGCCACCAGAACAATCACCGCGATTTTCGTACAGATGCGCTATTTCTGCAAGAATTCCCTGTTTAATCTGCGATGGAACGGACGAGCCGCTTGAGCCATAACCAGCGACAAACTGGATCTCCATTGCATCGGCGTTGCGAAGTCCCGCCGAACCAACGGATGGCCAAACCGCGCCTGTGCGCAGTGTGATTCGCCCCTTGTCCGCTGTTTCTCCGGCGTATGCGGAAACCTGGTAATTCCCTGAGTCAAATGTAACAGCTGCATCAGAGTCGTCATAAAATTTAACATGAGTCACACTCACCAGCGGTGCAAGTGGGAGATCAATGCTTTCTGGATTTGATAGCGAGCGAATTGATGATTGCCGAACACCGCTCCACCACTCATCCCGCATCACCACTTGCGGAGGATCGAGAAACATTTTCCAAGTTTGGTTGATGAACGCCCGGCGTGTGTACTTTTCAGCCGCCGTTCGAGCGATAGTAACGAGCGTCCCAATGTACGTGTCGTCGGTTGATGTATCCACGCGCATATGCGTCTTTGCCTCTGCAGTCGTAACAGGCTCTGATGCAGGCGCAGTAACAAGAGAGAGCCTATAATTCCGTCTTCCTGACATGATTCTTCCCAAAAAAAAGCCAACCGTTATGTGGTTGGCTTAGAGTATCCTATTTTCTGCGAATGCGGAATCTATGCTCAAACCTCTTCAAGAAAGAAATTAAGACCCACTAAAGCCGCAGGCGCGATAGGAGCATCGCCTAGGTCAGCCAACTTGACCTTAAAATCTGGCACCTCGATCTGCATCGACTCTAATAGTTGCGCTGATTCAAGCTGATAGTCCTGGATAGCCAAACGGCGCGCATCAGTCGCCTTCTGATCTGCGTCTTCCGGCAGCGGCTTATTCAGGCCAAGCTCTGCGATTTTCTTTTGAGATGCCTTCTCGAAAGCGACAAGTTCGCTCTTAATGACATCGTATAGCTTGGAGATTTTATAGGCGTTAGCGATAGAAAATGGACGCTCGTTGAGTTTTTCCAATGATCGCAAACTTTCATTAGCTTCTTTCAGGGTAATTAACATACTACGCCCCATTCTTAGTTGCTGATAAAGTGCGTATTTCCTCGCGTTCGGCGCGCAATGCAGCGAGATTGGCCTTCGCCTCATCCACCGCGCGCACAGCGTGATCGATGCGCATTGAAAATTCGGAATCAAGCATATCAGCTGACACCTTCTCGCCTACAACTTCAGGGATTCTAAGGAAACTCCCATCGGTCTGCACTTCGTATCTAAATTTCTGCATTTTGTTACTCCTAGTTGATGGCTGAATTAATATCGAGATTTTCTACTTTGTCTAGGTCAACGGTACACTCTTCCATGCGCTATTGTTTTTGTTCTTGCGTTGTTGTTGGGGGTGTCATATAAGCTCAGTCCTATGACAGGACGTTTCAAAAAAGGGCAGCCTTCCCCACTGAAGGGACTCAATAAATCTACTCATCCGGGGATAGCAATGGCGTCCGCTAAAAAGAAGGGGATAAAGAGGCCTGATGTTACTGGGCCAAAGAATAGGAATTGGAAAGGAGGAATAACCTCCGAAGCCCAAAAAGTAAGAAGTAGCACCGCCTATAAAGATTGGCGCAATGCTGTGTTCCAAAGAGATAAATTTACTTGTCAGCTGTGTTTTGAGATGGGCGGGAAATTAGAGGCGCACCACATTAGGCCTTTTGCTACACATCCGGATCTGAGGCTAGATATCAACAACGGCGTGACGTATTGCTCCTCATGTCACAGGCAAAAAGGAGAAAAACCAAAAAGAACCACCCGTTTTTCTGAAGAACATAGAAAAAAACTGTCCGAGGCAGCAAAGAAGAGATTTTCTGATCCCGCCGCGAGAGAGCACCTGAGGGAGTCCGGGCTTAGGCAGGTCAAGCGCCTGAAAGAGCTGGCCTCCGCTAGAAAAGGCGGCCCCTCATGGAATAAAGGAAAAACCAAGGCCGACACACCTTCGCTTGCAAGAACAGGAAAAAAAAACAAAGAACGAATGCTTGGCAAAACAGGAAAGCTAAGCAATGTTTGGAAGCGATGGCACCCTGATTAATCTTATGTTAATGTGACGCTTTTCCACGCCCCATTATAACAATATAATTTTGAATTTGTCGTATCAAAAAGCATAGCTACGTGCCCAGTAAACGCTGTTGGTGCTCCCGTTGGCGTACCTGCACAAGTACGGATATAAACAAAGCCATTCGTAGCATTAGTTGCCAGCGCGCTTTGGTTTCCAAGCACAACGTTGCTTACATGGTCGATATATGCGTTCACGGAGGGAGTCGCCCCTGTCCAAAAACGGATTGATGAACTATCAGCAGACATTGCAATCAGGTCTAGGGCTCTAACGCCGGTCGTTGTCCCAATGCCCATTTTATACGCCGCGCCCGCTTGGTACACAGTGCCGATAAATCTATCGTTCCAGTCTGTCCATATATCGCCGACAACTTCGAGCTTGGCTCTTGGCGTTGACAGGCCTCCTATAATTACGTCGCTGCCATAAGGATTGAGGCATATCGGCGTATACGCTGTGCCGTTGTGTATGGCTTGCATCCAGCCATAACCACTGCCGCTAGAGCCGTTATATCCTAACTGCAATTCTTTATAGTTAGACGCTGACGTTCCGTCATATCGCGCGGATATTTGAGGGTATGCGCTTGCATATCGCGCGACTAATGTAAAATTGGGTGCATCCTCGCCAATCCCTACGTTTCCACCCAAAGGGTTAAGCAATAAATTGACTCCGTGATCTGTCCCACTAAAAAGGTCGGTCGATTGTATCGCCGAGCAAGTCCCTACGCCGCCAGTGTAATAGTTTCCGATTTTGAGAAAGCCGGAAGCACCCGATTGAACCACTATTTGCGCCGGCAAGGGATTTGCAGCCCTGCTTGTGTAGCCCTGGTTTTCGTTTACATGAAACCTAAAGCTAGGCGTGCTATTAACGCCAACATAAGTATTCGTGCGGTCAAAAGTCATAATAGCAGACGTTTCGGCGCCAGCATTCACACCGTATAAATACATCCTTCCCGATGAGGAGGAATCAAGATTGAATGAATATCCGTAATCGTTCGTTTGTCTCAAATACAATAGTTTGTCGTTGGTTGCACCCACACCAGCCACGACAAGCCGCCTACTTGTGTCCGTGGTGGCTATAGCTACGTTGCCTTGGATCAACGCGCCGTTAGTAGGTGGCGTAGTGTTAGTAAAACCAGAACCTATTGACACATTTTCTAAGTACGCCGCAATATTGGAGGACGCCCCAACTGTTGGGGCGTTAGCCTGGAGCGCCTTTGCGTGAGTCACGCCGCCGGCCCCCAAATTAGTTGGCGCGACCGCTATAATCGAGGTGGCGTTAATCACTGTTGCGCCACCTGGAACATTTACCTTCAGGTCGGCATAGTGACCCGTGGCATAGTTAGAACTTCCAGAGATAAACGTCATGTTGTTATAGTTTATGAATCCGTACTGATTGGCGTTAGTCCCGCTCGCTGTAAGCACAGCGTCATTTCGGATTAACGTCTGCATCACGGGAGAGCCACCCAAAGTAATCCTAGCACTCGTGCTTGTAGTCCCTAGCAACAAGTTACCGGACGACGTAATCCGCATTGCTTCTGTGCGTGTTGTCGCTCCGCTCGCCGTTGTGGCAAATGCAATATATGTTGGGGTTGAGGTGTCGGTAAATGTCGATTCGGCGTGGAATGTTACGGCGGTTACAGCGTTGCTATAGCCCGTTGCCGCATATCCTCGCCCAAACACTCCGCCCATTCTGCTATCAGTTGTGAGGGCTGTTGGTGAGGCGATTGTTCCGCCCGCACCGAAAACCTGGAGCAAGCCGCCGTCATTTCCAGAGCCAAGGAAATAGGAGCTGTTGGCAGAGGCCGCGCCGGAATAAGCAGAAATTAACCGTACGCTAGATTGAATAAGCGTCGTGCCGGTGACCATCGCATTAATTGTCGGGGACGCCGCGCTGAGATACGCAACATCAGGTACGTATATCCCAGTAGTCGTAAGCCTTAGTCTCTCAGTGGTATTGCGGTAAAAGCTTAGATCATTATTACTCGTTGAGCCAAACCACAAAGACGATGCGCTAACATACAGCCCCAAACCTGCTGTGCTTAGCGTCCAATAGTTTTCTGTTGCGCCGGTACCGCAAATGCCTTGGAAGGTCGAGGCTGTGTTGTAAGCCATTACATACTGACACGAGCTTGAGGTCACCACTATTTCGTAGGCAGTCCCCGCAACGCTAGGATGTGAGATAAGTAGATCCACGTCGCCCGCGATAAAGCTCATTGTCGCATAGGGGGACGTGGTGATCTTTGAGCCGTCGTAATAGCATATGCCGTTGTTAGTTTGGCTGCTCGCACCAGTGCCGCCGCGAGACGGCGCAAGTGTACCAGTCCATCCGAGGGCAAGATTGGTTGCCGCCAGAAGCGCAGAGCCAGCCGACCCTGTAAGCGTTAACGTAACGTTAGTATCATTCGTACGCGTCAGCGCAGCATTCGTAACAGACAGCTCGCCCTCAAAGAACGTTAGGTTGTTGCCCATCTGCACGTTAGTAAGCTGCCCCGACGTGACGCTAGTGCATACCATCACATCGTAGGGAACGCTGTTAAAATACAGATTCTCCGCAATAACCGTGTCAGTTAAAACCTCAGCGCAGATCAGATTGTGCGCCCCGAGGTTGACATCAAACGCAGCGCCGGTGTAGGGGACAAACCCAGCCACAGCAGAGGAAAAAGATTCATTTCTCCAGCTAAGCGCGGTCGCATCCCATGTAAGATAATCTCCATCCGCAACGCTAGACGTCGAGACATTTATCAAGTCCTCGATCTTTGTGATTCCTGATCCGATGAGGGAATTTATTAATGATGCAGCCATTAGATCGGCCTCGTGATTAGAGTAATCTCTAGATCCGTGGCTTGGGCGATATTGCTTTGCAGTTTGAGGTAACGTATGGACGCGAGATCAAAGGGCACGAAGGCAATATTGCTAGACGCCTGGCATGTAAATGTTGCGGCAGTGTTGTCAACGTTCCGAACTCCCTGATACGTTCCAGCAAGAGATATGGCGCTCAGAATCGTGAGGGATGTGCCTGAGAAGTTTGATGGTATACTGATGCCGACTATGGATGTGCCGTGCAGATCGACGGCGTTCGAGAGGGTCGCGCCTGCAAGGATTATTGCAATCGTATCAAACCGCAATAGCCCTTGGAATTCTGCGCTGATGCTCATTTTTTATGCTTGCTGAAAATCTTTTGAAGAAATGTTTCTTTTACCTGTTCGACTTTTGGCTCATTCTTTGTGCGCTCTTCCAAAGAGATCGTCGTACCGACCAGAAGAGATCTCCGCTGCACGATGAGTTCGACCATGATCTCCACAGCGGATCCTCTTTGTATGAAGCTCGCTGCCAAATCCTCTGGAACTGCATAGACCTTCCCCTTTTGGAAAAAGATCGACTCAAGCCCATCGATCATCCCGCGCTCATCCTTGAAAAACTTGAGGATCATAGTCA